TTCAGGAAGAAATCCACGAACATCCTTGCGATACATTGCACCATTTGCACATACTGCATAATCCTTATATTCTTCAAAATCAAGTTTTTGATTTAAGATTTTATCTACCGAAACCGTTGGATGACGTTTATCAATCAAAGTTTCAGGTGAAATATTAAATTGCATAATCAAATGTGGATATAGGGAGTTTAAGTCAAAATTGACAACCCAATCATATATTCCAGGTTTTGGTTCTTTTACATAAGCACCGGCATATTTTTCATTCTTGGAAGAACGATTTTTTTGAGGAATAACAATATTTCTTTTCTTCAGGTAATTGTAAATGATATTATCCCACATACGAACCTGATAGAATACATCAGTAAAATTGACTCGGGCATCAAATGCCATCGTCAGTGCCAATTCAATCAGTTTCATCTTGTCTTCCAATCGGTCAACAAGTTCCACGTCAACAATATTATACTCAATAAACTTCTGCCAGTTTTTAGTATAAAACTCTTTGAAGGTTTCATACTCGGAGTGATCTAGTTTTTTCTGTCCTAGTTCAACTTCGGCAATATAATCCAACCGATAAGATTCTTGTGTCTTATAAGTAAATTTCTTATAAAGATCCATATAATCAAGTTGAGTCACTCCACCAATATCAAATGTCGTATGTTTACGTCCATTAATAAAGACCTCACCTTCACTCACAAGTCCCCAAAGAGACATTCTCTTCATCAACTTTTCACCAAGAACACGATTTAGTCGTTTACAGATATAAGGAATATCATAGAGTTGTAGATTCCATCCCGTCACAATTTCGGGAGTATTATCCATCCAATACTGAATAAAAGTGTTTAGAAGAGCAAACTCTGATTCACAATAATGATAAATCAAATCACTACGATTGTGAGTAAATGGTTTGACTCCCCAACTCACAATCTTCTTTGTGGCATAATCTTGTATGGTAATCGCAAGAATTTCTTCCGAGCAGGACTCAACATCAGGGAATCCATTTTCAGAAGCAACCTCAATGTCTATGGTTACAAGTTTGATTTTGTTAATATCAAACTTTATCTCTTCCTCAGAATACTTATCTGAGATGTATTGATAAATGTATCTTTCATTTCCATAAATTTCAAATCCATCTACATTCTCATACTTCTTCAGAAACTCACGACAATCTTTTACAGTTCCCGGTTGAACCGCATCAACAACCTCACCAGATAATGTTCTGTATTTGCTTTCCTTTTTGGATTTTACAAAAAGAGTTGGTTTAAATTCTTCTCTAAATTCAATGTGCTTTCCATCTTCATATGCCCGAACCAAGAAATAATTTCCAATTAACTGAACATTAGTATACCAACGCATTATGCAATTAAGTCCTCGTATTTTTCAAGAAGAGTAGGAGTTGGATCTGCAAGAGTTAAGATTTTATCAGAACTTATCATAAAGGTGTCTTGCTTCGTAACTTTGTGTAAAAGTGCTTGTAGTGTGTGTTCACCTTCCTTATATTCAGTTACAATATGTGGATTTATCAGTTTACAATCTGGTTCTCCAATATCTGCACCAATCTCTTCAATCTGTGAGATTAATATTTGATTGTTCACCATCAACAGAATCTTTATCATCTTTTCCATAATTCATTACGTCCTCAATGTACATTTGTGTTAGTCGGGCAATTGGTTCAACAATCGTCACAACCCAATCCGAAGGAACTGGTATGACTTTATCAACCGTTAATGGCATCCAAGGATATAAAGATACTTGAAATGCTGATTTTTTTTGTTCTTCTGTGGATTCTTCGGTCAGAAGAGTCGGTTCTCGCATTTTTACAATACAAGGTTTATTTAGAAAATATCCGATTACGTGACGATTTTCATCTTCTCCAGAAACCATCTCTGAAATATCTGCGATTAAATCTTCTCCAGATTTTAAAAGCAAAAGTTTTACTGTCATTTACACTCCATATCTCCTCTTATTATACACAAAAAAAGGGGAGGTGTCAATCTGGGTTTTGCCAGATTACCTCCCGTATAGGCAACAATAGTTAATGGGTGGCCCCACGCAATACTATTTAGAACCAGACTTTCTTTTTCTGATGCTCTGGAATAATGCGTGTGAGTTTAATCACAAGTAGTCCATCATCAAACTCAACTCCGGTGACTTCTACATCATCAGAAATCGTCCATACTCTGGTGAATGATCTTTTTGCAAGTCCCTGATGTAAATATTCACCATCTTCTGTGGAGTCTTTTTGACCTTCCACAAATAACTTATTGTTTTCTGTATAAACAGAAATTTCTTTTTTCTTAAATCCTGCAAGAGCAATCTCAACTCTTGTGGCAGTATTACTTTCTTTAACTACATTATATGGTGGATAGTTTGACTCTGTTTGATGTAGAGAGTTAAACCGATGAATCCATTCATCCATACCAATAGAATATTTGTCAATATCATTGAGAAACTTCTCAATGTTTCCAGCATTATATTTTGCGAGTGTTGGGTACATAATGGTTCTCCTTAAAAGCAAGAGTGTGTAAATATCAGACCCGAAGCATCTGATATTACTAATTATACACCAATCATAAAAAAACGGGGTAGTGAACCCCGTATGATTTTATTCGGTTTCTGCTGTCTTTCCCTTTTTACCAATATTATACTTCTGTTCTAAAATCCAATCACTCTTGTCCTTGTATGCTAGTACTTTGATTTGATTGAGGGGTGCAATATCCAAGATTCTGTCTTCATCTACGACTGTTACAAGTCCCCAATCTAAAAGTAAACGAACAATACGATTTCTTCTCTGAACATCGTTTACAGTCAGATTTGCGTGTTTACCATCAAGAGCAAACAACTCTTTGAAATGAACAATAAAATATCTACCTTGCTTATGAAGAATGTGGCAAGATTGATAGAGTTTTTTCTCTTTACGAGATGCCACTCCAATACGTGTCAAAGTCTCACGAACCTTTAAGAAGTCGTCAGGCTCATTCAAAATCACTTCTACCATTTGGTCTTGAGACCATTCAACAGTAGGTTCTACCGTATTCATTTTGTTCCTCCAGTATCAAGTCGTTGTTTAATAAAGTTAATCTGTTCTTTTGATAAAATTTTCAGTGCCTGAGATGCCTTTTCATTACTATATCCATAGTATTGTTTTATACACTCCAAGTCCTTGACTTTATCTTTATGGAGCCAGGGAGAAAATCTCTTCCGTTTCCTTACAGTATTTAGATAAAATGAATATTGCATATCTTTATCTAAAGAATGATGAAGATTCATTTCATTTGTAAAAAGAATACAATCAATACTTCCAGATAAACATTTGTTGATAATGTAGGGCAAATACTCACGGATACTACCGGAATCAGTTTCCATAATATTGTTTTTTGTCTGATTGATAGAGTTTAACCAATCTTTGAGTTCATAAGTCATCAACGAGTCCTTCACTTTTTAGTTTATTATAATTATAGCATCCATTAAAATTGAATTGGATTTTTGGATTTTTATTATAATTAAAAAGCAGAAGTTCTTTTCGTTGCTTTTGATCTCGCATATATTCACCTACAGAACGCATCGTATAAGTCAAATCAAATTCGGCAACATTCCAGTTCTTAAAGCGATCCTTTACAAGTTGATCTGAATTATAACTTATCAATTGATCCATATTGTTATTATCGCAATCAGCAGCAAACTTATCGTGATCAAATCCTTTGTGCATTGATCCTTTGTTGCCATAGAGATTATCCTTAATGTCATAAGGAGGATCAAGATACATAAAAACATTTCTGTTTCCATCCATCATATAATCATATGAATAGTTAGTTATACGCCATTTTGAAATAAGTTTAGAGTATTCGGGAAGTTTTTCTATACCTCTGAGACTAAAATTGGAATTAGATGCCTGTGAAGAAAATGATGAACTTTCCGTAAGTCCAGAAAAAGAACACTTATTGATAATATAAAAATCAGAAGCACGATCAAAATTTGAGCGACCTTCTTCGTGCAATTTATCCTTACAATAAAGAAATAGATCCCTTGCTAATTCTGGTTTATTATTTGCTAATTTTATTCCTTCAAGATTGTCTTTCATATCGGCACCAAACATCTGAAGTTGTTGCCAAAAATTCACCAAAGGTTCATAAAGATCATTTGCCCAAATAGTTAAGTCCGGATATTTTTTAGTAATATGAATTGCCACAGATCCACCACCAAGAAATGGTTCCCTAAACTCCTCATAATTTCTAAGATCAGGGAAGTAAGGATCCATCTTTGTGACTGCCCTACTTTTGCCGCCTGGGTAGCGTAATGGAGTTTTAATAGATTTCATTTAAAATTACTCTCAATCATAATTTCGGTAAGAGCAGCAAGTAAGTTAATCTCTTGGTCTGCTACAAATGCCGATTGGTATTGATATTTTGCCACAATAAGAACGCAAGCAGCAATACTGGGACCATCCAGATGTTCATATAGAGCATCATACACCATACGAAGAATACTACTGGCATCATTATCAAGATTGGAA